AAAGTGGATCCTAAAGATGGAGCAGGGAGCAAGAGGAGCCATACACGCGCATGCGATCATAAACCGGATTGACGGAGGGGATCTACTCCTCGCGAAGCAATGGAAAAAAGGAAGAGTCCACATGCAGTTGCTGTATGAGGAGGGCGGATTTAAGGATCTGGCAGAGTACATTGCAAAAAAATCAGATCCATCCCAGGGAGAGCCGTATTCCCGATCCAGGAACATGATAGAGCGTGATCCGGAAACCAAGATTTTAAAACGCAGGACATGGCAAAAGGAGATCAAGCCTCCAAAAGGCTATTACGTGGACAAGACCTCTGTTGTAGAGGGGATCAATCCAGTAACCGGATACCCATATAGATATTACACATTAATCAAGATAGGGGGGGATACGAGTGTACAAGGTAAACATATACATCGAGGCGGATAAAAAAGCACCGCAGCGATTAGAGCGGAGATACTGTTTCCTTCTGGAGTACATCCGTAAGGATGGGCGGACGGAGACGAGATTTACGCTCAGATCAGTCAGATTGACCTATAACGAGGCAGTGTTAAAGGCGACGGTTGAGGCACTAGGAAAATTAAATAAAAACTGCCAAGTTGCGATTTATACCGACAATGACTATGTAAAAAGCATGTATGAGACGGAGTTGGACAAGTGGGAGCAGAAAGACTTTAAAGCAAGAACCGGAAGAGACATCGCCAGCCGGGAAGAATGGCAGGCAATCAGCGCATACAGACGGCAGCATGTGATCAGATTTTTTGAGAGCGATCGGGAACACACCAATCAGCTTCGGGAGGAGATGAGAGCGTGGAAAATGAATTAGAGACTGCCTGGAAAGAAGCCAGATCCATATATGACGGAGCTGACAAAGGCAGATACATAGGCGAAAAGCAGGTAGGGGATACCACCTACTACTTTTATCATAATGGTCATGAGTATCTGTACGAGACAGATTACGACCAAAAACAAGAGGAAAAGAGGAGAAAGCACGATGAAGAAAGAAGAAAGGCTCAGACGAGAAGGTATGGCTTACGCGCTTAGCGTGGCCAAAGAAAAAGGAATTGAAGCACTGGAAAGCGATATGAAAGCAAGGGGAATACTGGAACTCCCTCTTGCGATGAAAAGCTATGACGGCATGAGAGAACTTTATAACATGCTTGCAACGCGGATCGTATCCACGATCAAAACAACCACTCTTTGGACGTTGTATGACAAATACGGGTGGAGAAAGAAGAGAATAGGAGACTTTGAAAAGGAATTAAACAGAGTGTGCGCGGACTGCCTGGAACTGGATCGCTTTGGAGGGAGCTATGTGAGAGTAAGCGACTATGCAGCAGAACTCAAGGAAACATGCGATGTAGACCTCAATTTTGAAATCCTAAGTCAGATTGATGAGGAAAACACCAAAGCAAGAGGACAATACATCTCTGTCGAGGCAGTCGCAGAAATCCTCCGTAATGCCGGATTGAACGAAGTAGCAGACGAAATCATCAGAAAGGTGGAGGAGAACAGATGAAAATTACAAGCATCGTAAATTTAAAAGGCGGCACCGGGAAAACAACCACTAGTGTGGCCATGATCGAACTCCTCTCCAGGAAAGAGAGGGTACTGGGGATTGACAACGATAAACAAGGAAATCTCTCCCAGGCATTTAAAAGATACACTCCAGAGCGCATGATCGGAAGCTCCGTCATGCTTTTAACCGGGAAAACCCGAGGAAACATCCTGCACACCGAAAATCCATGCATAGACATCATCCCATGCAACATCTACATGGAGAAAGCAGAAAAAGAAGTGTTACTCGGAAACGTAGCACAACATGACCGGTATCAAAAGGCACTGTCCGAGTTGGTAGGATATAAGCGCTGCATCATTGACAACCCACCGGACATCGGGATGAACGTGGTAAACGCGCTGATCGCATCAGACGAGATAATAATTCCGATCAATCTGGACAATTACTCCCTGGATGGAATGATGGAAATGATGAATCAGATCCAAAACATCACCGAGATCAACCGGAAAGCCAACCTCACCGGAATCCTGATCACAGATTTTGAAAAGACAGAGGCAGCGTTGCAAGCCGAGGAATGGCTGCGGAAAGAATATGGCAAGCGAATCTTTGACATAAAAATACGGCATTCCCGGCAGGCGAAGGATGCTACACTCTGCCAAGTACCGGTAACGCAGTATTCTTCACGGTGCGGCGCCACCCAGGATTATAAAAAGTTTGTCGAGGAGTATCTAAGGAGGGAGAGGTAATGGGATTTAATGTACTGGACACATTAAACAGCAAGAGCAGGCAGCAGGCACAGACCGGACAGTTAAGTAATTGGTACGCAAACATGACTTACGAGGAGACCAAAGCCGGAATCCGAGACGGAATCACCAAGATAAAGGAGTCTTTTGTGGAGGTTGGGTATTATCTCCGCAAAATCCAAAGGACAGAGGAGTACAAAGCGGACGGATACAAAGACATCTGGGAGTTTGCCGATCAAGAATATGGACTGCACCGCAGCACCGCCAGTCGGTGGATGAAAATGAATGAATTGTTTAGCCAGAATGGGGAAAGTCCTTACCTAAAAGAGGAGTATCAGCAGTTTGGAAAGAGCCAGTTGCAGGAAATGCTTTATCTGGAGGAGGACACCCGGAAGCAGGTCACGAAAGACATGACGGTAAGGGAGATCAGGGAACTTAGGAAAACAGAGGAAAGCATTGGAAATCCAATGCAAGAAGAGATTCCAGGACAGATGGAAATACACGATTATCCGGAAGTGATCGAAGGAGTGACTGAAGAATCATTCCGGGAGACGCAAACAATCACAGAAGAGCAGCAGGAAGAACCTCATGAGGAGATAATCGAAGCGGAATACAAAGAAGCATTCCAGGTTTTGAAGAACAAAGAAGAGCGGGAAGCATTTTTGAACGATTACCACAAGTGGCCAGTATGGTGCAGAAACACCTACACCGAAGAAACATTTTACCGATATGACCTTCCAGACGGATCTGCAATAATCGTAAAAGAATATCCTTGCACCAGTTGGAAAGGAGAAAGCGAAGGGAAAGAAAAGTATCTTTTAAAGCCGGATACAAAGCACTTTGCAGACGGAAAAACCAACACCACCGCTCTGATCGAGCATCTAAAGGAGGCCGGGAAATGTCGGAAATGATGTTCCCGAAGCCGGGGAAAAGGAAAAAGACCAAGAAGAAAACGAAATCCATCATGCACCAGAAAGATGGAACATGTTACCTGTGCTGCCTATCCGGAAACTACGGAAAGCACGCTTGCGTGCAGGAACATCACGTCTTTCCAGGGGCGGACCGGCAAAACAGCGAAGAAACCGGATTAAAGGTATACCTATGAGTGCGGCATCACACCGCAGGACCGGAGGCGGTACATAACAACAAAGAAAACGACATGATCTTAAGGAAACTCGCGCAGCAGGCTTACGAGCGTGATCACACCCGCGAGGAGTTTAGAGCAAAATTCCAGGAGGACAATTTAATCGGAGATGTGGATAACACTCCGGAACCAAAAGAAGAAAAGTGGACAGATGGATTTACTTTTCTCGACGAAGCCTTATGATCTAAGGATTTAATATATCACACAGTAACTCATCAACCTATCGGAGGAGGGGCAGATCGCCCCTCAGAAAGGAGCCAAAATGAAACGAGAAAAAGCAGTAAAGAAGGTTTTAGAAAAGGGAAAGCCCTGGCAGCGTTTAGTATTGAAGCGCTTAATGCGTGCGAGAATGGACTTTGCACTCTCCGAGGAGGAGGTAAAAGCCCAGGAAGAGCTGGAAAAGATTATAAATAGATTTATCAATAAGACGATAAAGGAGATCAACAGTGAGACTTGATATGCCACCGCACAAAAAACGCTGTGCGAAATGTAAATATAGCGTAAAACTGCAATCCACAGTCCTCTGTGACTACTTGGAAAAGACCGGTCACAGAAGAGGTTGTGACGCAGAAACTTGTACAAAATTTGAATCAAGAAGGAGAAAGAAAAATGATTAAAGCAGAAAAAGGAACAGTAGAAATCGAAGGAGAGATCAGTGAGATTTTAACAGATTTTGAAATGACTGGACGAGCGATGAAAGAAGTCCTAACACGAGAATTGGGAGAAGAAAAAGCAAAGGAAGCATGGGAAAAAGCAATCGAAAACTCCCGAAAGAGCGTGAAAAAAAGAATAGAGGAAATGACAGAGAAAATGACCCAAGAAATCATCGAAGGCATCCGAAAAATGATGGCAGAAAGAAAATAAGAAGAGTCAGACTGGTGGGAAGAGCCGTGTGGCTCTTTCTGGGCAGAAGTAGATAAGAAGCTACGGAGAATGGATAGGTATAGGTGGAGGAGAAAATGAAAATTAAGATAGCAACATCAGGAAGAAGCGCAACTCTTGATATTGAAAATGAACAGATTGCAGAAGCGGTATTCAACAGACTGGTCATTATGATGTTCGGAATCACAAAGGAATATCAAGAAAAAAGGAAAGATCACGAGCGCAAAAGGATCGAAACTCAGGATACATTACAGCAGGAAGAGACACAAGAAGAAAAAAGATACAAAGGATTTTTACACTTAGAATGTCCAAACTGCGGAACCATAAAGAGCTTTAATTCTGTGAAAGAGATAAAAGGCTACCATTGTTTTGAGTGCGGGGAAGATATGAAATTTGAAGAAGAATTAAAGCCATTATATGTAAACTGTGAATGCGGAAAGAGTTACAGATATATGACAAATATGAAAGAACAGATGTTTGATATTGAGTGCCTTAATTGTGGGAATCCAGTCGCAGTAAAGTGGAACGAAAAGAAGCAGGAATATGAAACGATTAGAGGAGAGTAGGAAATGAAAACAAGAATGGACAGAATCACAACCAGAATGATGGAACATATCTGCGATAATCTCTGTAAGTATCCAGATCAGCTGAGTGAGGAGGAGCTGGAAGACAAATGCGCAGACTGTAAGATGGGGAAATATGTATGTAACATCTTAAACCACCACAATAAATGCAAAGAAATCTGTGAGGAGTGTACAGATTGCAGATGGCAGCAGTTAAATGGCGGCACTTGCAAAGGAGGGAAAGCAAGATGCGGGCAATTTATCAGAGAAAGGACATAGGAAAATGGACGAGAAGAAAGTTAGAGAAGCGATAAAGGCTATGGAGAATCAAATTACGATCATACAAAAAATACCAGAGTATTTGGGATTGAAAGAAAAAACTGATAAGCAAATAGAAGAACGACAAACAGCGATGGAAGCACTGAAAAGGCAGTTGCCAGAAAAACCTATCCTGGAAGGCGATGGATGCGACCAAGAAGGGAATATCATATTAGATGAATGGCTATGTCCGAATTGCGGTGCAAGATATGAAGTTGATTATGATGAGCATGATTACTGCCCGGGCTGTGGTCAGAGAATAGATTGGAGCGGATTATTTGGAAGAGATCAAGATTTTAATTAAGACATGCACAATATTTTGCGGTGTATGTTTGTATGCAGCAGCATGGAAATGTGTTATCGGAGCAGATCTTAAGGCAAAGGATGATGATGACAAGCTGGAGAAAAGCTTTAAGATACTTGGCAAAGCATTTCTGTGGGTACATCTAATAACTTTGCTGGGTGCTATTATATGGGCGTGGATTTAGGAGGAAAGATGAACAGAGAAATAATTTTTAAAGCAAAGAGAAAAGATAATGGCGAATGGGTGGAAGGATATTACCAAAAACGATTTGATTTAGACGGAAGTGAACAACATCTTATTTTTTGGTCAAAAAAGCTATACAGTATGGGAATATGCGGAAATAAATCCTGACACGATCTGCCAGTACACTGGTCTTAAAGATAAGAACGGCAAGGAGATTTGGGAGAATGACCTTTTAGGACACAAACTGAATCGTGTTGAATTTTTAAACGGAACATACTGTACAAATGGAGATAGATCTTTATTTTTCGAAGCGAAAACAAAAGAAGTCATTGGAAATATTTTTGACGGATGCTTGGAGGAGATAGAAAAGAAAAGAGAACCTTCAGACATCCGTACCCGCATGAACGAAGCTCATAACTGCGGAGAGTGCAGCAGGAGAAAAATGAGAATCGGTCTAATAGATGTAGATGGGCATAATTTCCCCAATCTACCACTCATGAAAATATCAGCATACCATAAAAAGAAAGGAGACAGTGTGGAATGGTATCAGCCTCTTTTTAGTGGGCGAATGGATAGAATTTATATGAGTAAGGTATTCACTTTTACAGATGATTATCCATATTATATAGATGCAAATGAAGTGATAAAAGGTGGAACGGGATATGAATATCCAGGAGGTGGATTGGAACTCCAAGAAGAAATCGAACATATTTATCCGGATTATAGTCTATATCCAGAAATGTGTAGAGACACAGCTTATGGATTTTTGACACGTGGATGTCCAAGAGGTTGTCAATTTTGCATTGTGGGAGAAAAAGAAGGTAAATGCAGTCGGAAAGTTGCTGACTTATCGGAATTTTGGGATGGTCAAAAGAATATAAAACTTTTGGATCCGAACATGTTTGCCTGCCGGGATTGGAGAGAACTATCTGAGCAATTAATTAAAAGCGGAGCTTGGGTGGACTTTACACAAGGTTGCGATATACGGATTATGACAGAGGAAAAAGCCGAGTACATCAAGAAAATGAAAATAAAACAGATTCATTTTGCTTGGG